ACGTGAAGGGGCCGCTCGCCGGTGAGCCGATTATTCTCGATTCGTGGCAACGGTTCATTCTCGGCTCTGTGTTCGGGTGGATCCACAAGGACACTGAGCTGCGGCGGTTTCGTAAGGCCTATGTCCAGGTTGCTCGTGGCAATGCGAAGTCGACGATGCTATCCGGGCTGGGCTTGTACATGCTGATGGCTGATGGTGAGATCGGCTCCGAAGTGTATGCAGCGGCGACCAAAGCTGAGCAAGCCAGGATCGTGTTCGATGCGGCCCGCCGGATGGCGATCAATTCGCCGGACCTTTTGAAAAGGCTTGAGCCGGGCAAGGCCCGTATCGAGCATGTGGCAACGGGGAGTGTTTTTCGGCCGCTTAGCAAGGATGACCAAAAGACTGGCGACGGTTTGGCGCCGCACCTTGCGATCATCGACGAGTACCACGCGCACACTACGTCGGAAATGTACGACGTCCTCACGTCGGCGATGACGAAGCGGTCGCAACCGCTGCTGTTTGTGATTACGACGGCGGGGTTTGACCTTTCGGCGCCGTGTTTTGCGGAGTACCAATACTGCTGCCGNCTGTTGGAGGGAGCCGTCGAGAATGAGGAGTATTTCGCCTACATCGCCCAGCTCGACCCGGAGGACGACCCCAAGGACGAGCGGGTGTGGATCAAGGCGAACCCGTTGGTGGCGGCGGCGGAGTGGGGGTTGCGGGCGCTGCGGTCTGAGCTGAAAGAGGCGCTTGACGACCCACGGAAGATGAGGAATTTCCTCACCAAGAACATGAATCTGTGGGTCGACCAGAAGCAGGACGGCTACATGCCCATGGACCGCTGGCGGGCTTGCCAAGGTGAGCTGCCGGATCTAACCGGCGCGGAAGTGTTCGTCGGTGTTGACCTGGCGGCCACCACCGACCTGTGTAGCGTGGTCTTCGAGTTCCCGCTGGGCGGCGGCCGGTACGCCGTTCTGCATCACAGTTTCGTTCCCGAAGAACGGCTGCAGGAGCGGCGTAAGACGGACAAGGTGCCATATGACCTGTGGATTCGGCAGGGATACATGACGGCCGTTCCCGGGGCGCTGATTGACCTAGACNTCGTGGCCNATTGGGTCCACCAGAAGGTGCAGTCCGAAGGTTGGCAGGTGCGAGAGGTCTGCGTGGACCCCTGGCGGGCGGCCCAATTTACTCGGCGGATGCAGGAGTACGGCTACTTGGTCGTCGAGGTGCCGCAGACGATCCGGTATATCTCGGAGCCGACGCTGAACCTGCGAGGCTGCGTGCTGGATGGCAGGCTGGTCCACGACGGCGACCCCGTCCTGACATGGGCGATGGGAAACGCCGTGGCCAGGGAGGACGCGAACGGCAACATCCAGCTTGCGAAGAACCGCAGCCGGGACCGAATCGACCCAGCGGTAGCGCTGGTGACGGCTCACGCCAGGGCTATGCATGCCGAGGTCGCCAGCGTGGACGTGAGCGAGTTCGTGGACGACGAATTCCTGGACAAGTTGTGGGGATGAGCTAGATGGCGCGTGGACGGCGGGAACAACAGAATACCGGAGCCTTGCGGCGGGCCTGGGACTGGTTGGCCCGCCGTTTTCGCGCTGAGCAGAAGCGGGAGGTCATCGGCCTGGACGACCCGCGCTTGCTAGAGATCCTCGGCATCGACCCGGACGACCTGCTGGCCCGGGGGACAGGAGCACTGCGTGAGGCGACGGTCTACGCCTGCGTCAAGATTCTGAGCGAGGCCGTTGCTAAGCTGCCGCTCAAGGTGTACCAGGAGCTGCCCGGGGGCGGAATCCGGAAGGCGACGGATCACTATCTGTATCCGATTTTGAAGCACCGGCCGAACCCGTACATGACGGCCTACGATTTTTGGCGGGCGGTCGAGGCACAGAGGGCCTTGCGTGGCAACTCGTTTGTCGCCATCGAGTTTGAGACGCGGGGACCGAACCGTGGCCGGGTGAAAGCTCTTTGGCCCATTGACACGTCCAAGGTTGAGGTGTGGGTGGACGACGAGGGCCTCATCAGTACCAGGAATCGGATCTGGTACATCGTCACCGTCGGCGGCCAGCGGCGGCGACTGGAGCCGGACGAAGTGCTGCACTTCAAGGGGCTGACGGTCGATGGGATCGTGGGCATCAACCCCATCGACTATCTGCGGTTCCTGGTGGAGAGCGGCGCCCAGGCGACCAGATATTTGCATCATTTCTACAAGCATGGCCTGCAGACTCGGGGCATCGTTCACTACGTTGGCGACCTGAACGAGGAAGCGAAGCGGAAATTCCGTGAGCGCTTCGAGCAGATGGCCAGCGGCTTGAAGAACGCCCACCGGATTGCTCTCCTGCCGGTGGGCTTTCAATTCCAACCGTTGCAGTTGTCCATGACGGACGCCCAATTTCTGGAGAATACGCAGCTCACCATCCGCCAGATCGCCAACGTGTTTGGCATCAAGATGCACCAGCTCAACGATCTGAGCCGGGCCACGCACACGAACATCGAGGAGCAGCAGAAGCAGTTCTACGCCGATACCCTGCAGGCCATCCTGACGGGGTATGAGCAGGAGATCGCCGCCAAGCTCCTCCTCGACTCGGAGATTCAGGCCGGCTACTACGTCAAATGGAACGTGGACAGTATCGTCCGCAGCGACATCAAGACCCGGTACGAAGCGTACCGGGTGGGCATCCAGGGCGGGTTCCTGACGCCCAACGAGGTGCGGGCTCTGGAGGAGCTGCCGGCCCTAGAAGGCGGCGATGTGCTGCTGGTCAACGGTGCCATGCGACCTCTGGAGCAGGTCGCACAGGGAGGCGGTAACGGTGCGAGGCAAGCGTAAGTTCTGGCAGTTCAGGGCAGCCGCCGATGACCCGAAGGTCGGCGAGTTGTTGCTTTACGGCGAAATCAGCGACTTTACCTGGTGGGGTGACGAAGTGACGCCCCGTCAGTTCCGTGAGGACTTGGAGGCCCTCGGCGACATCGATGAGCTCCGCATCTACATCAACAGCCCGGGCGGCGACGTCTTCGCGGGGCAGGCTATCCTCTCCATGCTCAAGCGGCATAGCGCCTACAAGGTGGTCTACATCGATGGCCTGGCTGCCTCGGCTGCCAGCATCGTGGCCATGGCAGGAGACGTCATCCGGATGCCGCGCAACGCCATGATGATGATCCACAACGTCTGGACCGTTGTGGCTGGTGACGCCAATTACCTCCGGGAGGTTGCTGACGCCCTCGACCGGATCACCGAATCGGTCGTGGCGGCCTACAAGGAGAAAACTGGTCTCGACGACGAGGAGATTCGTCGCATGATGGACGTCGAGACCTGGATGACGGCCGAGGAGGCCGTCGAGAAGGGGTTCGCCGACGAGATTGAGGACACCCGGGCGGTCGCGGCTTCCCTGCGCAACGGAACCCTGTTCGTCAACGGCCAGGAAGTGAACCTCTCTCGCTTCAAGAACCCTCCGAAGCTGCTGGTGGTGCCGGACAACGACGACCCGCCCAAGCCGGCACCCCAGGCAGAAAGGGGGGACTCGGATGCGGAGCGTAAGCGCCGGCTGAAGCTGCTGTCGTTGGAGCTGGAGCTGCTGTCGAGCAGCTCCTTTTGATTTCACGGACCGAGAACTCGAAAAGGAGGCTGAACAAGGTGAACAAGCAGATGCGTGAGCTCCTGGCCAAGCTGCGCGAGGCCGAGGAGCGGGTGCGTGCTGCCATCGCCGAAGAGAACGACGATCTGGCGGCCAAGGCCATGGAGGACGTGCGGAAGATCCGCGCCCGCATCGAGGCGCTCAAGGAACTGGAGGGTTCCGAGCCCGAGGGCGGCGTCCGGCTGGGGGNCGANGGCGANGAANCGCCCAGCAAGGATGAACAGAAGCTGGCTCAGGAGTTCAAGCGGGTATTCCTGAAGGCCATCCGCCGGCAGCGGGTTTCGCCTGCGGAGGCGTCCATCATCCGGGAATTCCGCAACGTCATGCACGGGGGCGGCGTCTCCACTGACCCGGACGGCGACTCTTCGCTCATCGTGCCGCCGGACATCCAGACCAACATCAATGCCATCATGCGGCAGCTGAACGACCTCACGCAGTACGTCCGGCAAGAGCAGACCAGGACCCTCTCCGGCCGGCGCGTGCTCGAGGNCGACGAAGATATGGTGCCGATGGCGCTGGTGGACGAGTACGGCGAGATTCAGGCGATGGACAACCCGAAGTTCGTGCCGGTCGAGTACACGCTGCGCAAGCGGGCCGGCTTCCTGCCGCTGACCAGCGAGTTGTTGCAGGACACGGATCAGAACATCCTGGCCTACGTCCAGGACTGGATTGCCCGCAAGGTCGTGGTGACCAGGAACGTCCTGATCCGCAACGTGCTGGCAACGCTGGACAAGGTGCCGGTGTCCGGCATCAACGACCTGAAGCGGATTCTGAACGTGGACCTGGATCCGGCCATCTCGACTTCGGCTATCATCCTGACGAACCAGGACGGGTTCCACTTCTTGGACACGCAGGAGGACAACGACGGCCGGCCGCTGTTGCAGCCTGACCCGACGAACGCGACCCAGCGGCTGTTCAAGGGGCGGCCCATCGTGGTGTTGTCGAACCGGCACTTCCCGACGATTGACAACAAGGCGCCCATTGTTGTCGGCAACCTGCGCCAGCTCATCGTCCACTTCTGGCGTGGCATGTTCGAACTGGCCAGCACTCGCGAGGGTGGCGAGGCGTGGCGGCGTGACTCGACGGAGCTGCGGGTCATCACCCGTGACGACGTGGTCCTGTGGGACGAGGGTGCGGCCGTCTACGGCGAAATCACACTGTCGCCGTGACGCGGGAGGTGGTCGGCGTGGTCCGTATTCGGTTCACCCGCCGGCGCCCGTGGCTGGATCGCCAAGCCGGCGTCTACCGCCGGTACGGTGAGGAAATCGTCGTGACCGAGGAGCGGGCTCGCGTCATCATCGGGGCCGGAGTTGCGGTCCTGGCGAACGGGCCCGCTCCTGCTGTTGATGACCCTGATGCGCCCGATGCGCCCATGGCGGACGATCTGGAGGCCATGACGGTGGCTCAACTGCGGACCCTAGCGGCCGAGCGGGGCGTTGACGTAAGCCAGGCCCGCCGGAAGGCGGACATTATCGCGGCGCTGCGGGGCGGGTGATGGAGATGCCGCTCGTGACGCTGGAGGAGGCCAAACTTTGGCTCCGCGTCGACGGCGATGCCGAGGACACCATCATTGCCAACCTCATAGAGGAGGCCGAAGAAAAGCTTCGGGACGCTGTCGGCGAGGCGTGGGCGTGGGTCAAGGAGAAGCGGCAGGCCAGGACGTTTGTCCTGGCCTACGTCGCGGATCGGTACGAGCACCGGGGCCTGACGGTGGGTCGTGGTGAGCGGACCCTGAATCCTACGCTGGCCGGCCTGCTGTTCGAGTTGCAGAACGCCGTGCCGCCGGATGGTGACGGCGATGGTGGTTGAGATTGGACAGCTGCGCCACCGCATCGAAATTGGCCGCTACACGTCTGGTATCGACGAGTGGGGCAACCCTACCGGACCGCAGTGGCAACCCGTGGTTACGCTCTGGGCCGCCGTCGAGGCTCTGGCGGGTCGCATGTACTTCGCGGCCCAGCAGACAGCCCTGCAGTCTGATCATCGTGTCACCATCCGTTACCACNCCGGCATCGAGCCCGGGATGCGGCTGCGGCACGACGGTCGGGAGTGGGAGATCCAGGCCGTGCAGGACCGCGATGGCCGCCGGCGGTGGCTGACGCTCCTCTGTAAGGAGGTGCGGCCGGCGTGAGGATGCAGATCCGCTTTCGCGGCCCGACACCGGAGGAGATCCGGCGCAAGCTGGAGTTGCTGCCGCAGGAGGTCACGGGCGCCGCCTTGCGCGAGGCCGCTCTAGAGGGTGCCGAGGTCATCCGTGAGCAGGCTGTCCGCAATGCCGAGGCCATCAAGGACACCGGGACGCTCGCCGAGGATATCCACGTCGCCATCGACG